CGTCCACGTGCCCCTGGATGCGACCAGCGGCGACGGAAAAGCCGAACTGCTCCCGATTGGCTTTGCGCGTGTAGAGATCGAATCCGGCCAGGCGCAGCCATCGGATGGCAAGGTCTTCCAGTACATGGCCGACCTCAAAGATGCGCAGTACCCGACCGGGGAGGTTGCGACCAGCATCAACGGGCGTTTGGGTGAATTCGTACTGCAGCGCGCGTTCGCAGGCGACGCCTAGTCGTGAGGCGCCGAGATAATTGCGCGGACTTTGCTGATTCCGCTCTATCGTCAATGCGGTGTTGATTCGCTCATTGATCTGCTCGTGGAGCTTCGGGCGCGAATTGAAGTCGAGCATCAGAATGGCACTCCGGCCGGCACGCGTTTGCCCTGACGAGCAAGTCGGTCCTCCAGGAATGCGCGTTCATTGGCCGCCATGCGCTCGTGCTCGAGGAGCATGTGGTCCTGATATGCACTCACCACCACGTCGATGAGCGTGAGAACTTCTTCTCGGCTGTAGTCCGCCAGGGAACGTTCCATGCCGATTGAGCCCACGTATTCGCCAAGCGGCGAGAGACAGGAACGCATGGCAGCCGTCTCCATTTCACTCGGATCGATCATTCGACCGTCCGTCTTGTCCATCAGATGGGAGAAGGCATTCTGGCATCGCATAGAACAGAACACCCAGCGGCATGAGTGGCGGTCGGGATCGCTGCGCTGCGATCGGGAATGGGCCCAGCCGAAGCCTTTCGCTTGTCGGGAGCAGACCGCACATTTCACGCAGCCTCCCGATAGCTGTCGTTTGCCGCTACCACGAGGCGCTGGATCGACGACTTGTTGAACTGGAAGGAGAGCAACGCCGAGGCCAGGTAGCGCGTCATGCCGAAATCAGCGCGCATGGGTTCAGGCAGATAGCGCAGTTGCTTGTCGGTCGGCGGCTCGTTTAGCCACCGGCGGGTCTTGTATGCGGAGTCGACAGACTCGCGCTCATTCAGCCAGTCATCGGCCTTGGCCATGCACACAGTGCGCTCACCCACGGCGAGCAGACGCGGACGATCGCCCTTGGCGCCGCCGACGGCGTGCCAGCGGGCGTTCAGGAAGAAGATTCCGCCCCAGGCATTGAAGCCCGAGGCCATAAGCGCATCGTCGCAGCCGAAGAGATCAACCCAGCGGAAATTGGAGCGTTTGAGCAGATCGATCTCGGACATTACGAAATCGCTCAACTGCGTAGTTTCAATGACGTCGTTTGGGCTCCCGAGAATGGCGCCGCACAACGGGCATTCGCGGCAGCCGAGTGGAATGGTCGCGTTGCATTCCGGGCACTCTTTTGTCGGCGCGATGCCCGTGCCTGGATGCCCGTCGAGATTGACCTCCTGTTCCAGCGACCCGTGCATCAGGGTGGCCGTGCCAAAATCGAGCACTACGCAGTCGGTCTTGATGGTTCCAGGATGCTCCTCCGGGTCCACCGTGCGCAGGCCCCGTCCGACCATCTGGATGAGCGTCGATTTGTGGGAACTGGGACGCAGCAGCACGACGCATGAGGTCGGCGTGAAGTCGTAGCCTTCGGTCAGCACCGCAATATTGACGATGACCTGGGCACGGCCCTGCTCAAAGTCGGAAAGACGTTGCCTACGTTCCGACTCGCTCAGTTCGCCGTGGATCAGTACCGCGGGGATAGCGGCATCGATGAATGCCTCGTGGACGGATTCACCATGGGCCACGGTTGAGCAGAAAACGATGGTCTTGCGATCGCTTGCGCGCTCACGCCAGTGGTGGATCACTGCATCGGTGATGGGTGTTTTGTTGAGGATCGCTGCGACTTCGTCCATGTCGAAGTCACTCGCGGTCCGGCGCACGCGGGCGAGTTGCTCCTGGGCACCGACATCGATGACAAAGGTGCGCGGCGGCACCAGATGCCCGGAGGCGATCAATTCACCGAGCGTGATCTGGTCGGCAACGTTGCTGAATACCTCACGCAGCCCTTTGCCGTCGCCGCGATTGGGGGTCGCCGTCACACCGAACACTCGCGTGCGCGGATTGTTGGCTAACACCCGATCGATGATGCGGCGGTAGGATTCCGATGCTGCGTGATGCGCTTCGTCGATCACCAACAGGTCGAGGGTGGGCATCGCATCGAGGTGGTTGTCGCGGCAAAGCGTCTGCACCATCGCAAAGGTGGCGCGACCGGACCAGGACTTGGTTCTGGAATCGAACACGGAGGTGCTGACGCCGGGCTTGACGCGACTGAACTTGTCCATGTTCTGGGCAGTCAGTTCGTCGCGGTGCGCGAGGATGCAAGCCTTGGCGTCAGGTTCATCCAACACGCTGCCGGCCACAGCCGACAGCATGATGGTCTTACCGCTACCCGTCGGACCGATGGACAGCGTGTTGCCGAACTGGCCGAGCGCGGCGAGAGAGCGCTCGACCAGCAGGGATTGGCGAGGACGGAGCATCATGGCGACGCTCCTGCGTTACTGCGCCCAGCTCGGGCGGCCGGATACTGGCGGGCGCGCTGGCGCCGGCGTGTGGGGAGCCGGGGCACTGGCAGGCACGCTCGCCGGGCGAGCAGCGCCCATCAGTGCGGCGTAGTCCTTGTGGTCCGGGGTGATCGCCGACTTGACGACGCTCTTGTCGTCGCCGTTCTTATCCTTTTCCCAGTCGACCTTGGCGAGGAATTCGATGCCATCGAGATCCGCGAAACCGGCGATGCGGCGGGCGTTCTGCGCGGCCGGACTACTATCGCCGGGGTGGACGCCGCGTGCGGAATTGAGGATCGCCTTGATGAACGTGCGCCCCATGTTGGCCCACTCCGGACCCTTGGCGCTGAACAGGCCGATCAGCGACCACATCTTGCGTCGCGCGTATTCGCCTTCCGTTACGACGAATTCGCAGTTCAGGTACACCGAGCCGGTAGTTTCGTTGCGGGTGGCGTAGCCGCCAGTCCAGCCAAGCGACGCATCGTCATAGCCACCCGGGCGGATGGTCATGCGCACACGTAGCAGGGTGCCTTTCGGAATCAGCTCGAAAGAAGTTTGTTCGGAAGCGGAATTGAAATCGAAATACGTCATGATCAGGACTCCTGAGTGAGAGTGGATTCGGGTTTTGTGGTGGGGCTGGGCCGCGCGAAGTCGAGCCGCTCGGGGGCGGGCCTGACGGGGCCGGAGATCTTTTCCATGAGGCGCCCGAGGTGCGGCTCCTCGATGGGATCAAGCCGGCCAGAGCGGTCCTTCGCCGGATACGCCCAGGCGTTGAGCGTGTGGCAGACGAAAGCGCGGTAGCTCACGCCGTCGTCCGCTTTGATTTCGGCGAGGGTGACGACCTCATCAACGATGCCGGGCAACTCGAGGCCGGTTTTTGCGCCGTCGATCTGCAGCGAATAGATCCGCCGGTTGAAGTCGTCGAGTCTTTCGTCGAGGATGCCGACGAACCAGACGTTCTTCCCCCGAGTGTGCTGCAGATGGGTCAGCCAGCCGATCATTTCTTGACCCATCAGCCCATAGGCGCCCCGGCCGTCGGGTTTGCCGGTTTTCTCGGAATACGCCTGCGGCTGGCCCTTACTCCACTGCAGACACAAACGCCCGGCGACGGTGATCGAGTCGACGAACACGGTGTCGTAGCGGTCCAGCACCGAGAGTTCGCCAAAGCGCGCGCAGACGGCGTCGAAGTGCGCCTGGCTGTACGGCTGGTCTTCACGCAGCGCCGGATTCGGACCACCGATAAAGACAGCGAAATCGCGGCATTCCTGCCACGTGCGGGGGCGGATCGTGTCGCCGGCCCAACCCTCAACCGCAAGGTCGCCGGCTTCCAGATCAAAGAACAGGGTCGAGGTGGGTTTGAGTGTCCAGAGTTGCGAGGTTTTGCCGATGCCGGACTTGCCGACCAGAACGCCCTTGACGCCGCGGCGCTCCGCCAGCCGCTGGTCGGCGGTGATGATCGGGAGGCTCATTTGCGCTCTCCCTCAGTGCCTAGCGCAGTGAACGCCTCCCGGATAGTGGTCACACCCCGCGCGCCGCTCTTGCGGGCGAGGTCATACAAATCCCGCAGGCCGCCCAGGCGGCGATGGTGAATTCGGG